GTCAGCGGCACACCATTCGTCTCGAGGTGGACTCTGTGACCGCGTCTCCCCTGATCTCAGGGCAGAACGTGCTCAACAGCATGTCCGTGTACCTCGTGGCCGATCTTCCGAACGGCTATGACACTGTGACCGCGAAGGCCGTCATCGACGGTTTCCTCGCCAATCTCAGTGCCTCGACGGGTGCGAACGTCACGAAGCTCGTTGGTGGCGAGAGCTGAGAAGCTCTCTCCCCACCAGCTAGCCTGGGGCCCTCTCATCCAGAGAGGGCCCCCAGTGGATCAGAGACCAGACCGGAAGAGCTACCCCCATAGGAGGACTCTTGAAAAGCCTGGTAGTCCTGTGGAATCAAGTCGCCGCAGAATGCGGCGACTGGCTTTGCATCGACACCATCCGCGACCAACAAACAGTCGCGGCTAGGACGAACACTGAAGGCATCTCGTTTTTGACGATAGCCTTGCCAAACTTTGGGAAAGACTTCGAAAGAGGTCTCTCCCAGGGTGGCGTTGACTCTACCATGTTCGCCGGTTTCCGGCGTTCAGGTGGTCTCCCCCTGTTTCTAGGAGGTTTCCTTAGTCACGTGTTCGACCGACAGTCGGGTATCCTACTCGATGACGTCAACTTCGACGCAATCCTCGCCACGCGCCAGTTAACTGGAATTCTAGCGAAGATCCTGATCCCCTGTTCATCACAGAGGACTAAGGATGCGTATACGAAGTTCATCGAGACCGAGCAAGCTCTGGAAGAGAAACAACGCGAATGGACCCATGATGATTACATGGCGTTTTCTCGCGTTGCTAATCTTCTGTTTGGTAGGGTTCTTTCTAGCGCAGACCATCTGGTCTCCGCCGGCGAGCTAATCCCCAAACACGGGCCTGGCGCCACAGCCGATCGTCTTCTCGGAAACGAGAAGTACGACATGAAGCTGTGGACGTGGCGGCTCGATCAGGTATTTCCGTCTTCGGACTACCTGATCCCCTCTCCTCGTTATCACACGAGGCTGGAGGAGGTTGAGTTTGCTCACCCGGAACACGAGCTACCCGTCAGGGTAACAGATGTTCCTAAGACGTTGAAGACTCCTCGATTGATCGCTATCGAGCCTACCTGCATGCAATTTGCACAGCAGGCAGTCGCCGGTGCGATCACGGAACTCTGCGAGAGCGATGACATCGTTCAGCGGTTCATCACTTTTCGTGTTCAGGAACATAACCAGTTCCTTGCACGGATAGGCTCCCTCGACGGGAGCCTCGCAACGCTCGATTTGAGCGAGGCGAGTGACAGAGTCAGCAATCAGCTCGTCAAGCGTTTTCTGCATGGCTATACACACCTCTCTGAGGCAGTGCAAGCCTGCCGTAGTTTGCGAGCTGACGTACCTGGTCACGGGGTTGTACCCCTAACCAAGTTCGCGTCAATGGGATCGGCCCTCACTTTCCCAATAGAGAGCATGGTGTTTCTCACCCTCTGTTTTCTAGGGATCGAAAAGGGTCTAGGCCGACGAATTACCCTCAAGGATGTCATCAGACACACCGGAAGGGTGAGAGCGTATGGGGATGATCTTATTGTCCCCACCGCAGATGCAGTTGCAGTCTCTGAGACCTTGGTCCATTACGGATTCAAGGTCAATGAGAACAAGTCTTTCTCGAGAGGAAACTTCCGAGAGAGCTGTGGCAAGGAGTATTTCCGAGGCGTTGATGTTTCCATCGTCAAATGCCGTAGGGAGTTCCCCGAGTCCTGCACTGGGCCGACCAAGCCCCGGATGAAAGATTACTCTGCTGAAGAAATTCACAGAATAATCTCGCTCGTTGAATTTCGAAACAACCTCTTCATGAGGGGGTTCCGGTCAACATGCGACTTTCTAGACCTACAGATTCGTACGGTTCTGCCGTACTTTCCTGATGGAAAAGAAGGTTCACCCGGTCTTGTCAGAGTTGTCGAAGGTTCCATCGTATCTTATGATACATGGGATCAAGATCTGCACGTAGGGAAAGTCAAAGCCTACGTGCCTCGGTACAAGAAGCGCAAAACGCCTCTTGATGACACCGGAGCTCTGCTCAAGTATTTTCTGAAGCAAGGATTGGAACCCTTTGCTGACAGAGAGCACTTGGATCGCTCAGGACGTCCCGTTTCAGTCAAGCTAAAGAAACGGAATGTCAAGCCCTTTTAGTGGCTTGACGGTGCCTCCTCGTCAGAGGAGGGGCCTGGCACTAGGACTTCTTATCCTAGTGGGGAGATTGTATCTCTCTATCCCTACCGCAAGGTAGGGAGGGAGATGCAGGAGCCGGG